AACCATTCCGTAACGGGTCTTAAAGCCGATCTTAGGCTGGAAGGTGTTCTCGCCAACGGCACGTACCATCTGGAGAGGTACATATGGGCAATAGAACAGACCAGCATCGTATGGGCTAGAACCCTTATAACCAACAACATAGAACTGGTTAGGTGCTACGTTTGCCGAATATGGGTCAATGTATACGCGATACTTACCTTGGAGAACACCAGCGAAGGTGTTACCGGTGTCGTCAACGTTCAGGTTAGCGTTGAGTGCAGGGGTGTAATCGAGAACACCAGCCATTGCAAGTGCCGAAGCAACGTCAGCAGAGCAAAGGATAGTGTTACCCTTTCCTCTACGAGTTTGCTGAGCAATCGCGTTAGCGTCGCGCTCGATCTGGAAGATCAGACCCTTGAACTTCTCAACCGACCAACGACCGTTGGAGTCAACGTCGAGGTCAAAAGTACCAGCGGTAGCGGTATTGACTTGAGCACCAGGCTTAGCAATCTTGTAGATGGTTCTGATAACTTCGCGGTTGATCTCAGCAAGAATCTCAGTTGAGAGAATGTTTGCGAGTTCAGCCTCAGCATTCAGACCGTGGATTGCCTTGAGGTCCTGAGCAAGCTCAAGTGAGTACTCAGCCTTGAGGGCGCGTGACTTAGCGGTTACAGTGACCTTCTCGATTGAGAATGCCATCTGGTTGAACTGATCAGATTCGCCAAGCGATTCTGCGTTGTCAGTTCTCATTCCTTGACCAACGTTATAAGCACTGTCGCCAGGAGCAGCGTTATTTGCTTGGTTGCTTGGATCTAGAACTGATGGATTTGATCCGCGCTGAGCGGTAGTACCCATACCAACAGCACCGTTTGTCCAACCTTCGGTCTGGTCGAACGATGCACTTTGACCAGAGAATGCCGAATCTACTTCGTTGTAGAAAGTTTCGGTTCCAGACTGGTTGGTGTAACGTGAACGCATTGCGAAGATCAGTCCAGTAGGACCGTTCATTGGTTGAACGCCGCAGAGATCATAGGCGATCAGGTTAGGCATCGAACGACGGATCAGTGAGATCAGTACGGGATCGAAACCTTGCATAGCACCGGTGCTTGCAGCACTAAATCCAGTACCAGCTCCAGTGCTGGTTCCGGTGCTATTGGTTGGGGACTCATAGAGGAACTCACGCTCTTCGCGGATGGTTCTCTCTTGGTTTTCGAGCAGGATTGCGGTTACAGCTCTACGATGTGAATCTTTGATAGGATCAAGACCATCATAGTCGAGGAGCGGTGCCCACTTCTCCTGCAGATGCTCGGTATTGAACATTTGCATTGGATTTTACCTCTTTAGAAGTGTTAGTTTGATTTATGATTTAAAAATCACTTTTTAGAAACTCTTTGGAGAGTCTGAAGATATGCACTCATTGTGCTTCCAACTTCTTGAGCATTGCTCATATCTGTTGATTCAGACAGATTTTCACTAGCGTTTCTTTGAGTACCAGCAGTTCTGGTTGAGAAATAAGATTCTCTCAGAGTTACTAGCTTCTCACGATAGCTCTCTTCACCATCAAACTCAACATTTTCGGCAAGAGAAGCGAGTTTGTCCTTCTGAGAAAGTGCAAGACCCTCAGCGACTTCTGCAAAGATTACATCAGCAACCGACTCGGCTAATCTTCTATTCAGAGCAACATTTCTTTCAATTTGCTCGTTGAGTTTTTCTTCCATTTCATCAAGTTTATCTACCATACTCTCGATAACATCATATCTATCTTCAGGGATTGTTACATAATGATCTTCAAAAAGACTCTTCATTCCTGCAAGGAATGATTCGGTCATTTCAGTCTTAAGACCGTGCTCAACTGCGAGTGCATTCTCTTGAATCCACTCATCAGCAACATACTCAAGGTATGCATCAACACGCTCAGTAAGACCTTCTTTAATTTGAGCAATCTCTTCAATAAGAGTTGCTTCATACTTTGATTCTAGATCTTCTTTGATTTCAGCAACCTTAGATTTGATTGCTGCTTCGAAGATGGTACGTGCTTTCTCTTGGAATTCCTCAGAAAGCTCTTCACCTGCAAGAAGAGCATTAACATCCTCTTCGATGTCGAACTCTTCTTCCATTTTCTTTTTCTTACCACCCTCTTCCTCTTCTTCTTCCTCCTCTTCTTCTTCCTCTTCCTCTTCTTCGTGCTTAGCTTCGGTTACTTCCTCTTCACCGATTTCTAGATCTTCTTCATCTTCGACAAGATCCTCTTCATCTTCAACCTCTTCCTTAGCAAGAGATTTCATTGGCTCGGCAGCTGCTGCTTTAGCATTAACTACATTTCTCACTTGAGCAAGAGTTGCGCCTGGAGTTTTGAGTGCTGCAGACCCGTCATCTGGACGATAGTTTTCTGGTGTAGGACCACCAAGATCTTCCCAACCACCAGTCTGTCCTGGAGTTGCTCCATCCAGGTGATGCATTGGTTCGGCAGGTGCAGCCCCTTTGGTTACTACGTTTTCCATTTCTTGTAAATTTCTACCAACGGACATTTTAGATTGATTGTGTTATAATCTATATTTATTTATAATTTAAAGATTTGAAAGAAAATCTTGGAACATTTGAACTTTATGTTCCTGGAGTGTTCTTTCATCAATTAGAGTGTTAATTCTACGCTTTGTAGATTCTGCTAGTCTTTCACGAAGGATTCCTCCTTCCCAGACCCACTCTTTACCTTCCATAATTCCCTGAACAAAAGCGTCAGGGGCAGAAGGATCGGCAACGATGTCAGCAGCAGTTGCTAGCATAAAATCTTCGCCAACAATTTTATGACCCTCATTGGTCATCTTGAGTGATCCTACACCACGAGAAGAAACACCTAAGCAAACACCTTCATCGATAAGTGATTTTGCAATCTTACCCATCGGGGTTTCAAGAAGTTGTGCTTTTCCTCTGAAATTGTTTCCTTCCCTAGTAAGAGAAACAATCTTATGAGAAACGCGATCAAGATTTACTGTTGGACCATCTGGGTGTCCAAGTTCTCCAAGAGCGCGACCTTTGTTGATAAAGGATTCTGTATATCTCTGAACTTCGCGAGAGAGTGTCTCCATAGGATACATTCTTCCGTTACGGTTACAGATATCACCTTGAAGGAAAACACCTTCAATATACATTTTCTTTTGAGATCCTTTTCCTTCGGTAATAAATTCTACCTTTGAAATTTCTTCTGTGATGAGTTTCATTTTTATTCGGAAACTAGTTGAACGACTTCTGTAATACTTAGATTTGTTGAACCGCCAACTGCAAGAGCTGAAACTTTTACACTTCTGGATAAAGTAGATCCTGTTGCTGTAATTACACCAACTACAGTTGAAGTATTTGCGGCAATCGTAACTGTACTATCTGTTATAGAAGTTACTAATTGATGAACAGTATTAATACCTGCAGGTTGAGCATTTTCAATCGTTACATAATCTCCAACCAGGAATGGATTTCCTGCATTATTATCAAAAGTAACCACTGTTGTTGTTCCAGTAGTGATTCCAGCAATTTGCTGCTTTGCAAGTCTCTCTTTCAAAACTTCATTTGCGAAAGGAGAAATAAGCAATGAATTAACAGTAGCTACAGGATCGCCACCAGTTTCTACATATGCTGCAGTGGATCCAGCAGCAACTCTAATGTAACCACTTTTGAGGGCAATTGGATCACTTGTAGTCGCTGTGGAAACCGTTGGTGAAATTCTATTTACATTTTGAACGATTTTTATCGCCATTACGCTTCATCTCCGGATTGATCTTCAGTACCAAACATTACTGCTGCTATTTCAGGTCTAGCAGCATCTACCTTATCTGCGGCTTTAGCATAAAGTAATTCTTTGATTTTGTCGGAAACATCTGAAGGTGCTCCATCGGTCGCAATCAAATCGATAAGTTCTTCCATAAAAAAATGTGTGCTAATATAAGATTATTTATATCTTCCCACCTTTGGGTTCTTTGATTTCTACTTCTGGGGCGCTAATAGTTGGTTCAATTGGAACTTCTCCACCTGCTCCTTGTTCTATAGCCTGCCCAGCAGATTCACCAGCTGGTGGTAATGGATTGCCCATTTCATCTACTGGAGCATTGGGATCTGGGAGAATACCTTTTTGGATCTCATCCTCAATTTGCTCATCGATTTCAATAATTTCGGAATCAGTTTGGCGAAGAATTTTTCTACGAACATATTCTGTAGAATAATACTTACCAATATATGGTTCTACGGTAGTTAAGAGAGTTAGGCGATTGGTGAGTAATTCTGCCTCTTTAAGTTCTGAGAAATGGTTATCATATAAGAAGTCATATTGAATATGATCCTCCATTCTTTCCCAATCTTCTGGAGTTACTACGTTCTTCAGAAGAAGTTGTGTACGAAGCATGTCATTGAACATTTGAGCAAAACGCTTTCTCAAACGTCCAACGAACTTCGAAAACTTAAGTTCATCGCGAAGAATCTCAGATGAGCGACCTAAGTTAAATCCATCACCGGAACCGGTAATTCTTGATTCTGGAACATTTAAAGATCTATAAAGTTTTCTCTGGAAATAATCAATATCACTAATTTCACCAAGATTTTGTCCACCAGGAAGAGTAGTAATTTCTGTACCTCTACCACCTTCACGGCGAGGAAGCCAGAAATCCTCAAGCATACTCATGAATTTCCGATCGTCACGGATTTCTCCAGTGTTTGCATCGTAGACGAGTTTGTTACGATAGCGACTCATTACCTCTTTAAGATATTGTTCCGCTTTAACTTTTGGGAGATTACCTACGTCAATATAAAAAATACGACGTTCTGGTGCTCTAGATAACCTATAGATAACTAATGAATCCTCAATCATTCTCAATTGATTGAGTGCCTTAATTGCTTTATGGAGATATGAAAGAACCGTTCCCTTATTTCTATCTACAAGACCAGATGTGCAATAAGTAATAGAATCTTTTGCAATCTTAATCGATCCTTTTGATGCACCACTCAAAGAACCCATTGGATAGTTCGGCATTGGGCTATAGATAAAATACTCTTCAATATCTGAGTATGATGCTTCAGAATCTAAAGATTGTGCATTAGAAGTAAGCCTACTTACAATAGGTTCATTCTTAATGCCCGTCATTTTCTTCTCTTGACGAACATGTTTCATTTTCATTGGATCAATATACCTGAGTTCTTTGATTCCCTCCTCAGGTTTTTTGATATCAATGACTTTTAGATAATATAAACGACCATCTACGTACCAATTTCTAAAAATTTCGTGACTTTTTCTATCAAAGTCCATCATCTCTTTGATAGACTTAAATTCCTCTCTTATAATTTTCTTTAATTTATCACTAGCATTTAAGTTTGAAAGTTCAATTTCTACTGGAGAATCATAGAGATCACTTACAATTGCTTCATTAACAACATCTTCAATGGCGCTATCGCATTCTGGGTGTAAAGCCATTTCGCGATAGCGACGCATCAAATCAAATTCAGTCCTATAAACACCCTCAATATCTACATATTGTCCATAAAATCCAGATTGAATATAATAATCAACCCCGTCCTCATCGGTTGGAGGGACGGGGGAAACTATAGATTTGGATTTGTCTTCGTTATCTTCAATCGAAAAACCAAAAAGTTTCGCCATTTTATAAACTTAATACCTTGTTATATACTATTTAGTTGATATCAGAACCGCCTGCTGCTGAAGAAGTGCCCTTAACTGCTTCCCACCAGTGAACTTGAAGTTCAACTGTGAATTCCTGAATAGAATCAGTTCCATAATCAAGAGGAATTGAACTGATGCTAGTTGGGAATAAATCGTACATATGATATGATCTTAGGATAGATCCATCACGATTTAATTGGTGGACATAAGCATCTGCTTCATATTGAGTTGGGTCTGTTTGTCCAGTGTTATCAGAAAGGCGGTTGATGTAGTTCATCCACTGCTCAAATGCAGATCTAATCGCAAAATCCGTGTCGTTAATGACGGTAATTGTCCAGGACTCAAAGCTGCGATCTCCAGCAAGTTTTAGAGTTCTCCCTCTAAATGCTACCTCAAGAGAGGTTACGTTTGATGATGGGATAGCAGCTGCCTTTACAAGAAATCTGGACTTATCAAGAACTACATTATCAACGTTGATTGCTGAAGGAAACGCTAATTCAACCTCAAAGAGGTTACTTCTAGTACCGCCACCGGTTAGTTTACTCTTGAAGTCAGTAATCTTCCTTAAAGGAATATTATTGATTTGTTCTCTGGTTGCCATAGTTGTTAAACCTCTAGGTTAATTAGAATGTTCCGATTACTTCTTCAAAGTCAACACCAGTCTTGGTGGCGATGAAGGTCAGACCGATGAAGTTAATCGATCTGGAAGGTTTAATATAGATATCAGCAACGAATTCATTATTATCTATAATAGCAGCTGTGTTATTTGTTTCATCACAAACAACAACGTAATCAAAAATACCTCTCTTAGCTTGAACATCACGGAGGAAAGGTTCAATAGTGTTTACAAAGTTCGTTCTAGTGATCTCGTCATTGAATTCAAAGAGTTGATCTTTTGCTGCCTGGGAAATAGCGTCCTCAAGATAAACAAAGAGACGACGAACATTGATTCTATCAAATGCTGATGCCTTAGCAAGAGCAGTTCTATCTCCAAAGAGAATAATTCCAGCACCTGGTGAGAAAATAACTGGATTAACTCTATTGCTATAGAGGCGATCTCTTTGTGATTTTGATGGGTTGTAAGGTAGTTTTACTGCGTTCAGAATTGCGCCTCTTGAAGTTCCTGCGGGCGAATACCAAGGGAAGTTATTGATATCATTACGAGCACAAAGACCTGCAATGTCTCCATTCAGAGGAACATATCTGAAAGTATTTGAGAATCTATCATACATGTACTTATATCCACTATCAAATACTGCATATGACGAAGAAGCAATTGAAGAGTAGAATGATAGAACGTTAGATGTGATAGTTTCTGCAGAATTTACTGTTACAGCAGTTTGTGATGATGTATCAGTAATTGCTGCTCCCCTATATGGTGAAATGAATGCGATCGAATCTTTTCTAAGTTCTGCTACAGAGATTAACTTGTTTGCAAGTGCTTGAGCAGTTTCTTTACCATATCCAGCAGATCCCATTAAGAGGAAGTCTACCTTAAAGTTCTCTGTATTTTCAAAAAGATCATATCCAGCAGAGAGATTTGATAGATCTACAGTTAGAGCTCCTGCAGTTGTTAAACCTACTGATCCATCGTAATTTTTGCCGCCAGTTAATGTATTCGTTGTTGCTCCAGTAGCAGCAAAGGTAATTCCTTCAGCTGGTTGATCCCAACCGATATCGGTAACTTTGGCGAATCCAGAACTAAATCCTGTAGTTACAATACCTGCAGGTGCTCCGCCAGCGAAAACATACTCGGAATTAGTTGCAAGATACTTTCTCCAATAGGATGGAGATCCTGCAGAAAATTCAGCATCGGTTGCTTTAGAAAGACTTAAATGCTTTTCTAGAATGGTTCCTGCATTTCCAGTTACCTCTCCGATAGCATCAATAACTACAACGTGAACTTCATCAAATCTGGAATTTCTTGCATCAGCGTATGCAGTGGTCGATGGTCTTGGTGCTACATTATTCCAGTTAATTGATGATGTGGTTGTTAGACCAATTGTTTGTTGATCAAACCAATCAAACGATAAAGAAACTGCAGTAGTTGAAACTCCAACACTGCTGTTATTGATTACTGTTACATTACCTGTAGTTGTGAATGAATATAAACCATTTGGTTGATAATCAACTGCAGTTTCGGTTCCTGCAACAGATACCTGACTTAAAACTTTTACGCCGATCGTACCTGAACCAATCTCAGTAATGATTCCTTTTAAATATCCAGATGCTGCAGAAGTTGCACCAACACCAGCAACGATACCGGTTAAAGCTTGGGTAATTCCGTAACCTACAACAGCTCCAGTTGTATTGATTCCGAGAATTTGGTCTGCCTTAGCATCAATAATCGCTACTTTGAGACCATTTGCCCAAGAACCAGGGTTCTTTGATGCAAATACAACATCAGCAATAGTATTATCGTCGTAACCAAGTTCTTCGTAATGCTGTAAACTCTTAATTTTTACACTGGATGCAGTTCCAACGAAAGCATTTCTCAGTTGTGCATCATCAGCTCTTACAACTCTGAGTGAACCACCATAAGAAAGATATGATGATGCAACTAACCAATGCTCATAGTGCTTATCTACTGAGTATGGTTCTCCAAAATTGTTTAACAATGCATTTTCATTTTCTACCAAAGTTGGAGAATCTACAGGTCCTTTAGCAAATGGTGCTACAATTGCACCTATTTTGTTTGATGAAGGAGTAGCTCTTCCAATTGTTAAATCAACTTCCCTTACTACAATTCCAGGAGATGCTAAATTTAGCGGCATCTTTATTCTCCGTCTATCCAGAATTATTCTAAAAGTATTTATAATTTCCTATGGTTTAATCTATCTGTAGTCCCACATATAAGATCTGTCTCCATACTCATCTAAATTCCAAACTTCTAGTGGTTTATTATCGGATGATCCTGCAAACATCCACCTGTCTCCAGTTCCGTGTTCTACAAGAATATCCATTTCATCTAATCCATCAGATATAAAACCGAATGGGGACATATCTTGCTCAATTTGATTTTTCTGCTCTTCATAAATTCTTTTACGGACATCATTATCCGTCATTTCTTTGAAATAATCCTGAGCAACTAACCAAGAGAAGATTACAAGACACATCGCTAAGTCGTCATTACAACCTTCTTCTGCTTCAAATGAATTATGCTTTTGTGCAAATGTTGTTAATTCTGATATAATATCATAATCTACCGTAAGGAGTTTATCATCCTCTAATAAAGTTTTGAGGTTGGAGCATCCCAACTTTTTAACTGCAGCAGTCATACGAACTCCGAGTTGGGATTTTTTACCACTAAATCCAGATCCAACAATTTGCCCAGCACGACCACGCATCGCACACATTAAAACATTATCATACTCAAGATCAAAATGAAGAATATTAGATACCTGATCCCCAATATCATTAACTTCAATTAATAACCAAGCATCATTGTATCCTTTTGCTACCTCGTATATAATACTTGGAAATAGCATCGGTTTAATCTCATTATTTCTATACTTCGCTACAACTTTATATGGAAAGTTAGTTATATCAAAAACAATAAATGCAGAGTAGTCGTTTCCAAGACCTCTTGCAACGTCAACTGTGATTAGGTAGTTATGCTCCTCTTTTGGATTTACATATACATCTAATCCAGCATTTCTCTTAATCGGATCTTCATAAACAAGATTTCTCAATTTTGATGGATTAATAAGAGTATTAACCGATCCTAAAAACTCACACTCAAACTCAACTTTGAACTGTTGTTCGGAAGTGTTCGCAATCGTCTGTTCCTTCCACGCAGCGTCCCTTCCGGGCACTTCAGACCAATGAACATCAGTAGGTACATATTCGTTCTTGCCGCGTTCAGCGTCATGCCACATACGGTAGAAGTGGTTCATACCGCGTGGTGTTGAAACGATGATTACCTTCGTGCTCTGTCCAGAAGAAATAGTAGGATAAACAGATGCAAAGAAGTCATCAGCAATGTGATTTGGAATGAACGCGAATTCGTCAAGAAAGATGACATTATAGGATCCGCCTCGGACAGCAGATGAGGAAGTAGAGTTAGATGAAATTTTGGATCCATTTTCTAGTTCCAGAGATCCTTTATTCCAAGATATAATACCTTGTTGCATCCATTTTGGTAAGTTCTCATAAGCAAGTTGTAATCTACCAAGTAAATCTCTAGCAGTAGATGCTTTGTTTGCTAAAATAGCTATGTTTACATTATCGTTGAATACGGCATAATGTAGTAAGTATGAGACGCAAGTTGTAGATTTACCCGTCTGCCGGGGCATCTTACAAATATTAAATCTGTTCTTGTGAAAGTTTTCAATCAACTTCTCTTGAAATGGATACATCTCAAAAGGAACTAGACCGTGATCAAGAGATACGATCTTAATATAATTTCTAGCAAAATATACAGGATCTTCTTTACACTTTAAGAACTCAATAATTTGTTCTTCAGTGAATTGAATTTGTGTATTCGCTTTTTTCAGGTTTGGATTTCCCAAATAGATATTATCACTCATAATAAGTTACCTACTAATTTCTTCCCAGTCCATAGACCCGTGAATATCTGCACCATTAGCATTGGAAGAAGCAACGAGAGAAAGTTCATAAGGTGTCCCATTTAATGCATCTCTTTCTAACTGAAACTTGAATAATGCCTCTTTAAGAATATCAACCGGTGTTGAACCTTGATTAGACCCGTACAAATATCCAGATGCTAATATTCTTCCACCAGTATAAGTTCCACCATCAATTTTATATTCCACAGAACTATCAATACCAGCATCGACCCAAGTTCCACCAACAGATGTTCCTGTTGCTCTTACTTGCCAGTTATAAACTGCATTATTTGTAATACCAAGAATTGAAAGTGCAGTTAGAATTATAATTGCATCCAATCTATTTGGTGTTGCTTTGAGACGAATTGATAGAACTGTATAATAAGTTCCTGCCGTTGTTAAATCGACTGGTGTTTGAATAGGTGTTCCAACTGCTTGTTGCAATCCACGAAGTTCATAACCACCCTCTGAAATTACAGTAGAACAAACTTGTTTGAGTGTGCTATCACTAGTTGTAATTCCGGTATTTGCAATCTCATATCTCAAAGGTAATGATGCTGTTGTGATATAAGTTGTATTGATAAGATTTGCATGATGGAATGAATGGCAGTGAATAAACTTACCATCAACTACAAATCCTATTCTTACCGTTCCAAGTCCTAACCATTCAATATCCATCCACATAATCTGTGCTTTGCTAATATCTAATGTGACACCAGATGGATTTAAATGTCCAGCACCAAGCATGGTATCAACGTTCCAATCTGCTTGTGCTATTCTTGTTTCTGTTACAACTCCTGGAACATAAGTTCTTTCTACAAAATATAAATTATTTCCATCAAGTTCTAAATACATTCCATTATCTGCACCATAGTATCCTACTCTTTGGCGAAGATTTGTTTTTGCCGGATTCATTACAAATGTATTCATTACCTGTAATGATTTTCCTGGTTGATATGAAAATACTTTTGTTGTTTCTCTGATGACTGATGCAGTGCTTCCAACACCAACAGTCATATTAATCAGACCTTGTGCAGTTGAAAATCCAACTGTTGAACCAGTACCAACAACTAAACCACTCCAAAGATTATTATCTCTATATCTGTGCGAACTATCAAAAAGTGTTAATGGACTTGAAGTTCTTAAACGACCAAATGCATCGGTTGCTATTGGTGGAAATGTAACAGATGCTGATGATGTTGTAGAAATTGATACTGTTCCAGTAACTGGAAATGGATTATCAAGTGTAACAACTTGCCCATTTTTATTGGCAATCATATTCACTTCAAAAAGAGTCCTTTCTTGGTCAAGAAAGTCCTGTGTATTTTTATTAAATTGTGCCATAATCAGTCACTCCAAGATAATCTTTCTGGTCTGTATCTTTCTGCGTTTTTAACTTTTATAGAATTTGCTGTTGATGGATAAATGTTGTGAACAATTGCTCCAGGATACTCTCCTTGAAGTTGCTCTGCTAAAGCATTTTTATCCATCATTTTACCTTCAACTTCTAGTCTATATAGTTTTCCCTGCCAGACCATATCAGCAAGAAAAGATTCGGTTGCTGTCTCTGGTTGAGATGAATTCATATAGAGATTTCCATTGAAATCTCCAGCAATATTGATACTTTCTGAAATGAATTGTTGAAAAGATTTCATTTTAGTTGCAGTTCCAACGACGGAGGGCTTTGTTGATTCTGGAATCTGGATCTCTTGCAGTTTTTGTGGAAGTCAGTTTTGATTTCATTCCAGACATACGACGGCAGAATGAAGCACGACGTTTTGCTCTTTTACCTTCTGGATTTTTTTCAGTTACTGCAGTTTGAAGTTTTGAACCTGGATTCTC